CTTTAACTGGAGCAATCATGTATGTTGACAATCGAAAGGGTACCGATTCGGTACGCGCTATCCTCGTAGAACGGGATAGCGGTAAGCACGATAGAGTGGTTATCGACGTAAAGTCGGTTCTCCTCGCTATCGGGATTATCTTCATTGTCTCTCTGGCTGCCACAGGAACGCTTGCGTTCATGTACAGCTTGTACCTGGCTATCTTTTTCAAGTGATCTTGCTATGCTTGATCTCTTGAGTCTGGAGCCTGGGTTATGCATGGTTGTCTTCAGCCTCAGTTGGACGACCTTTCTCTCTCACTGTGAAGTGAGCGGCGGACTTTGTCCGCCTTTGCCAGCCTACGGGGTATCCTATGCTTCCTAAGAACGAAATCCTCAATGGAACGATGACCTTGACCAACTACTCTCCCACCGGAGCTGTAGTTGATTCTCAGGTCTTCGATCGTGAGAGGGGTTCCGACTTTGTCGCACAGAACTCCGTGAATGGTGACAAGCATGCGCCTAACGCGTATGACTTTTCTACTCGGCGAGTTTCGCAGCCCTTTGGTACTATCGTCCGTAAATCTGCTGATGGAAGCATCAACCAGATCCAAGACGGGTACTTTCCGGGCCTCTACAGTTTCGATTTCGATATTGTAGACGAGGCGGATTCTCTTTATAACTCGGCATTGTCGAGTTTGAATGAGAGAGCCCGCGGTTCTTTAGACGTCTCCACCGATATTCTTGAGTTTCGTCAGACTCTCAAGATGTTCGCTGGTGCTACGTCTATAAGGACCTACCTTGGCAACACGATTCGGGCTGCTACTAAACGTGGTCGTCAACCGAAAGGTGACACTACGCTAAAACAGCTTGTTCGTGATGCTGGTGGCAATTGGTTACAATGGAAGCTCGGTTTGTCTCCTCTACTCAGCACCTTCCATGACATCGTCAAGGAGGTGAATACCAGTGTCGTTCTTAAAACGATGCGGGTTCAGGGTAAAAGGAGCAAGCCCATTGTTGCCAAGGAGTTGCTAGGTAACACCGACGTTACTCGTATTACGAAAGTCGAATGTTCGGGGGTGCAAGGTTGTGATATCCGTGTCCAGTTTAGGCCTTCAGACTCTGCTCGCGTTTTACGCTGGGCTAGTTTGAATCCTATTGGCTGGGCATGGGAACTCACGACCTTATCCTTCGTCGTCGACTACTTCTACGATGTCGGTAGTTTCCTAAAGGACTCCGAGACGGCTCTTGCATACGCTAACACATTCGACTCTGGTTATATGACAGCACTGTTTGCATTTGATGCTCGCTGTGTTACCCGCGGAAACGTGGGTAGTCTGTCTTACAACCTTGTCGGTGGTGTTCGCGTAGTAAAGTTTCGTCGAGCCGTGTTAGGGTCTTGGCCCTTTCCTCGAGCGCCTACCTTTCAGAGAAATCTGAGTTCTGGTAGGATGCTCACAATCGCCGCACTTCTGTCACAAGGCCTTAAAAGGGCCTAGTGGTAGTGTGCGCCAATCGGTAGACCGGAATTTCTCCGGAGTCGATTGTCTGAATGGTGTCAACACCAAGAAAGAAATTTGCGATGCCGCAAATGACTACCGTCACTTTGGCGGATGCACAGGCAACACCTGTGAACCACAACTTTGTCCCCAACGGTCGCGACGACAAAGGGACCTTCTGGCTGATCGACCGCTCTCAAGTGAGTGCGATCGGTTTCTGGAAGATCTCTATCGAGTTCAAAGAACCTGCGCCGGCTACTGCCGGCATGGGTTCCAAGGACCGATCGTATCGCATCCGCATCGGCATGCATGAGCCCGTTCTGGAAAGTATCAGCAACTCGTCGACCACTGGCATTGCGCCGGCACCGACTATTGCCTATGTACCCCGAGCATTCTCGGAGTTCATCATTCCTGAACGAGCGGCCGCGATTGATCGGAACAACTTGCGCAAAATGATGGCCAATTACTTGGCCGCCAATGCGCAGTTGACTTCGATCGTTCAAGACCTCGATCGTCCTTATTAATTTAAGGACTTTCGATCATGCGCTCATCCCTTACCAGTGATGGTATTTTCCTCGAAGTTATTCGAAGGATTGGGACATGCTTAGATGTGGCCGGCCATCCTAACAGACTATCCAAATTGGATAGTCCTACCGAACCTCTTCCAAAGAGGCAGGTGGATGGTTCTGTTGCTGTAGCTACTGACTTCGCAGTTCAATACTTGGACTCTAAGCTCCTTTCTAAATGGAAGGGGTGGAAGAAACCTGGTGTGGACCCAAAAGCAGAAGCTCTCGTTCGCTGGAGAGCGGACGAGCTCACGAACCGTTCGACAAATCGTCGACTCCGAAACCTTAGAGACAACACCGGTTATCCCGGTGGTGACTTGATAACCATAATTTCTATGGCTCAAGGTTACATCTCAGAGGTATTAGGAGTCTTCGACCTAAGAAAGGTCACGGAGAAGTGCAGATGGGGCCCCGGTGCTACTTGGGATTACCCAAATGGCACGTATCGGGCACAAAAGATCTCTGGAAAGATGTCTGTGTCTCGTGAAGCCATGGTGTACATGAAGCTCTTGATTGAGAGTGATCCGAATTGGATCGAGGCTATCACTGGATTCTATCCTAGTGGGCCTGTATCTTTAGTCAAGGACTTCTGGTTGTACACTGAGGCTTCTCGTTTCACGACTGTACCGAAGGATTGGGACGTCGATAGAGGTATTGACATGCAACCTACTGCGAATGGCTATTTGCAGCAGGGAGTTGGTCAGTACATCCGGTCGCGTCTCAAACACTTTGGTATAGATCTGAACTCTCAAGAGGAGAACCAGCTCGGTGCATTTTATGCATACTTCGCTGATCTCGCTACCTTAGATCTTAAGGCAGCTTCAGATTCCGTCACGACAGAGCTCGTAACCCTTCTACTACCCTCAGATTGGTGTGACTACCTCTTCCGTCTCCGGACGAGGTATACCCAGTTCGGACATCGCGGACCCTTGGTGAAGACTGAAAAGTTTTCTGCCATGGGCAACGCGTTTACGTTCGAACTGGAAACACTGATCTTTTGGGCTCTGGCGAAAGCCAGTTCACGGTTTGAAGGTGTCATTGACGACAGTGTGTTGGTGTACGGAGACGATATTGTCTGCGACCGTAAGGTCTACGACAAGCTCGTCTACGTGCTCAACTACTGTGGCTTTCGAGTTAATGAAGATAAGAGCTTCCGCTCTGGCTTCTTTTTCGAAAGTTGTGGGAAGCACTACCACAAGGGTGTGGATGTGACCCCAGTCTATCAGAAGAGCGTAGTTAACTCTCCTGAGGAATGCATACGTTTCCATAACCGATTAGTTCGGTGGAGCGTACGCATTTACGGTGATCCTTGGTTCTTCGACGAAGCCCTTATGCTTTTGCAGGCGCTCTATTTCGATTTATCGAACGAGTACTGTGCAGCTAAGGACCTTCCTAGAATTCCCTTGGATCATGTCAGCGATGATGGCTTTCTCTCTGATGAGAGCTTTTTCCGTCGCGATAGAAACCATGGCTTTAAAACCTTGGTCTATGTCGCTTACCGGAAGAAGATTTCTCAACAGCTTGAGGCTGCTTATCTTCAGCTGAAGCTCAACGCCCCTTCATTCTCCAATTCGGACCCTCGCGGGTACGCAGAAGAGAATGTCGGACGGGTTAGGTACCGGTTATTATACCGATACTGTTACTCGTGACGTTGAAATGGTCACCGCCGGGAAACCGGCGGTGGCCACGCTCACGTCCGCATATAAAAGTGCGGGGTGAGTGTCTTTCCCC